CCTAGAAAATTCCCCGGGGGGTATATTTGAGAAAGTATTCTCAGAAGAAGTGTTGAAAATTTAATAGGTCTAGATCTGTTTCTCCTTTATTGGCGACCCTTGACCCCCTTTCATCGAGTGCGCCCCACTCATTCCTTCATCTATTTAGATCAGATCTAATTCAACACTTCTACTGAGAATATTTTTAATAAGAAAGGAGATATTTATGACTATAAAAGATGCAGATACTTTAAAATCTTATTTTGCTTTAGGCAAAGTGCCAGTTCCAGCTAATTATAATGATTTAGTTGATACTATATTTGCTCAAGGCGGTGGTGGAAGTGGTCATAACCATGATGATCGTTATATTCGTCTTTCTACTCCTAATAGTATTTCTGCAGTTCATACATTTAATCCAAGCACTGCAGGAGCACCTTTTATTCTCGGTGCAAATGCGCAAGGGCAAACAGTTACTGGATTAAAAGCCGATTCATTGAACAAATTAGTAAGTGCAGGAAATGGGTTAATTGGTGGTGGTATCTTAACAGGTAATGTAAATTTAGCTGTTGGTGCTGGCACATTAATTACAGTTGGATCAGACACAGTTAGTCTTTCAAATGGAGTAGGTGATTATCAATTTATTGGAACAACTAGAAATCCATGGTCTCCAACGTTTATAGATATTTCCTCATTAGCAGGATCTGGTCTTATTCATGCTGCAGGTGTTTTATCCATTGGTCAAGGTGATGGTCTTACAGTTAGTATAGATAATATTGGATTAACTATACCAGGAATATTATCAGTTTCAAGTACGAGTAATCCAAGCGGTAGTCATACGCATGCAATAGTAACATCTTCAAATCCATTAGGAGCATCAATTCTAGCATCAACTAATGAGGGTTATTTAACTCTTGTTAAATTAATGACTGATAGGATTGAAGATAGAAGTGGTGGGCATTTAACTATTGCACCAACTGGAGATTTAATTCTTGATCCAACTGGAAATGATATTCTTCCAATGACAAATTATGATTTAAATATTGGATCTATTAATAAAAAATATTTGACACTCCACGCTGCAGAGCTATGGGTTGAAACACTGGTTGCCCAAAATACAATAGCAACAATTGGTGGTCGCATTTTAGTTGGTCCAACAACTATTCTAACATCAGATCTTTATAATCTACAATCTCAACTAATTTTAAATAATGGTTTTAATACAGCTGGTACTGGCGGTGTTGACGTATTTGCAAATTGGACAGAATCTGCTGGAACTGGAACAATAGTACTAGATACTACTATTTATTATGAAGGCTTAGCTTCGTGTAAACTTACTTCAGGACTTGGCGCTAACACATATGTTTATCAGCAGTTCAATGTTACAGAAAAATTAGGATATACTTTTAATTTTTATACGCGTTCAAATAGTACAGTTTCTGGTCGGTATGGAATTTATGATGCAACCCATGCAACATGGATTATTCCGATAACATCAACTGGAGTAATAACTACCACATGGACAAGAATTTTTGCAAATTTTCAAATACCTGATGGATGTACAGTAATTAGTATTTATTTTTATTGTCCTGGTTCCGGTAGCAACATAGCTAATTTTGATGATTCTAGATTATATTTAGATACTATTAAAGTAAAGCATAATCAAATGGGTCCAGATGATATTGTATATCTTGAAGCAAATGGTTGTGTTGAATTTATGAAAATAATAACTGTAGGTCAAGGGGCTGGGCCATATACATATTATGTTGAGCGGAATTTAGATCAAACAGGAACTAATGATTGGTATGCTGGGGATGCCGTCTTTAACACTGGTACAACTTATAATGGTTTTATAGATTTATATTCAATCCGAGGTGTAAAATCAGCAACACAATATGGTCCAACAATTGTTGGAAATGTAAGAAGTTCCTTAGTTTTTAATGATTGGATTGAACATTGGGCTATTGGTAATCTAAATGGTTTATATGGTTATGGATCTAATACTTATGGAGCTGCATTTGGAAAATATGCAAATTCTGAATCATTTTTAACAATTGATGCAGCAAATGGAATTCGAATGAGATATAGAGATTCTGGGGGAATTGAGACTACACTAGCTCAGTGGGATACAAGTGGAAATATTTTAATTGGTCAAACTGGAACTTCTAAAGATAATATTTATATTTCATCCGATGAGATTAGATTAAGAGTTGATACTACAACTTATATTAATATGACTACAGCTGGTCTAATTACTGTAGGTTTAACTTCTGGTCCTAATACAGTTATAGCTTCAACTGGAATACAATTTAAGAATTCAACAACGGTAAATCTTGATATTACCTCAGCTGGTGTTATTACTGTAGGTTTAACTTCCGGTCCAAATACAGTTATATCGTCAAGTGGGATCCAGTTTAAGAATTCATCAGTAACAAATCTAAATATATCTACAGGTGGGGTTATTACTATAGGAGTAGCTGCTGCTCCTCAAGTTATTATAGATAGTACTGGGATGGCTTTTAATGCTTCATCTGGTAGTCCACTTTTGGATATCGATGCTTCGAATGAACAGATATTGGTTGGATTGCCCCAAGCTATGAAACTTGATGATGCAGGTTTAAGATGTCTTTTAACTATGGGAGGATCTCCAAATGTAGGTATTATTTGGGATGATAGTTTATCTACTACTGATGGAGGAATTTTTAGAATTCGTGGAGGTATTATCGCGACTGGAGATTATAGTGCAGATATTGAAATGATGAGTTTTGCTGGAGATGCATCATGTTACAATACACTAACAATACAAGCTGGAGCGATTACTGGAGGTACTGGGATACAGCCTTCTATTGTTTTAGTTGCGAGTTACACTTTAGCGAGTTGTGCAATAAGACTTAATCTCTTGCACCAAAGATTAGATATAACTTCAGCAGAAATAGTTATAAACGAAGCATCTTACGATCATGATTTTCGTGTTGAATCTGATGGAAATACCAATATGCTAATGGTAGATGGTGCATTAAATTGTGTTGGTATAGGAAAAGTTCCAGCTTCAGGTTTTGAGTTAGATATTGCGGGTGATATTCGAAATACTGGTTCTATTTATTCTGCTGAAATAAGTGCTCCAACAACTCCAGCAACTGGATATGGTGTAACATATTCTGGTACTGATGGTGTTCATTATCATAAAGATGATGCCGGTGGAATTACTGAGATGGTAACTCATACTCAGAATACTGATTATTTTGCTACATCTACAAAGGTTGGGTGGGCGTCTTACACAACAAGTTTTCTATCTTATGCTAGAATTGGAAATTTAGTTTTTGTTCATTTCTATATTTCTGGAACAAGTAATTCGACGACCACAACCTTTACCGTTCCATTTGCAAATGGTGAAGCGCAAAATCTAAACTTTATGTATAGAGCCGTAGATAATGGCGGGGCATCAACAACTGGAACCGGAACATTAGGTTTATCGGGTTCAACAGTAACACTTTATAAAGACGCTACTGGTGGTGTCGCTTGGACTGCAAGCGGAACAAAATCAATCTATGGACACTTTGTATATTGGGTATAAATGATGACAAAAACAATAATATTAACAGATTTACTAATTAAGAAAATGCTTATAAATTACGAACATCAGTATGTAGCAGTTACATTTACTATGGTTGATGAAAATCTTATTCAATGGGAAAGTCATCTTGCTTATTTTTGGGTAACCCTTCCTCTAGAACCAAATCAATATGATTTTCAACTTCCAGTAGCTTATTTACCAACGTTACTTCAACTTCAGACTGATGCGGATCAAGCACTTACAGATCGATTTCTTATATAAAAAGGAGAATGTATGAAAATTTTAGATTTATTAAATGCCCAACCAGTAATACAACAATTACAGAATAGTAAAATGCCTGCTAAACTTGCTTATGGTTTGGCAAAAAATTTTAGAATGATTGGGCAAGAGTTGGAAGATTACGATAAAGCTAGACTTAAAATTCTTCAGGATAATTGGACTTTAAACGAAGAAACAACTAAGTTTGATATTCCTGACGAAGATCAGAAAAAATGGCAAGACTTGCATAAGGAACTTTTAGATACTGAAATTGACTATAAACCTTATAAACTTGATCTTGCATTAACGGAATCAATTGAAATGACCCCAGCAGAATTTTCTGCTCTTTGGTTTGTATTTGATGAGCCAGTATAATTAATTTAAAAGATTCCAAGTACTTCCAGAAGAGATACTGGATAAGTCTAACAAAAAAATCTGACGGTAATCGTTTTTCTCCTTTCAAGAAGCCATCTTATTAGGTTGCATAGACTAAACAATATCTCTTCTAAAAGTACTTGGAATCTATAAATAAACCTTTTAAAAGGAGTTATTAAAATGCCAGAAATTATAAAAGATGTTGTAATAATTAGTTATACCCCAGTAAGAGATGATGCCGAATTACATGGAAAAGTTATTGGAGGAATATATGGTAATTATGTACCTTTCCAATGCAAAGTTGATTACGGAAAAATGCATACTAAATGGGTTCCTATTATCGATCCATTGACATGGAAAGATACTGGGAAACAAGGTTGGATAGAATGGAGTCATTGCGTTGAATCGGATAATCTTGGTGAAGAAACGAATATTCTTGTTACAGTTTATAAAGATGGAAGACCACCAGTAGCTAAGATAGTATCAGGAGGTTAACTATGAGAACATTTGGAGCAGATGTATCGCATTGGTCGGGTGATGTAAATTGGATAGAAGCTGTTGATTATCTTCCATTTGTGTATTACAAAGCTACTGATGGAAAACATGGTGTTGATAGTGAATTTTTAGGAAATAAAGCGGAATGTGATGCTGTTGGTATTCCTAATGCGCCTTATCATTGGTGGCAAGAAGCTCAAGATGCTACTTCACAGGCAGATCATTTTGTGGATACTGTTATGCCTGGATATAAACAACTTATTGTAGATGTTGAGCCAAAAGTACAAACTGGAAGAATGATGTCCGATTTAAACAAACTTCTAGATCGTATTTTTAGTCGTACAGGTATTATTCCATCTATTTATACTAGTCAAGAGTATTGGAACTCCTGGATGAGAGCAGCATATCCTAATGACCATCCACTTTTAGTAGCTCATTACGCATACAGAAAAGAACCTCTATTACCAAATGGTGCTGTTGCTTGGAAAATATGGCAATTTACTGATATGTTTTGGTTTCCTGGTTCTGATGCTATTGATGATGGAAATTGGTTTAATGGACCTCTTGACGATTGCAGAAATTGGTTTGGTAATTATCATCCTTATGAATTACCACCACAACCAGTAATTACAGAATTTTCAATGCAGTGTATTGTGGATAAGTTAAATGTTAGAAGTGGTTCCGGTGTTTCTTATCCAATCGTTGGTCAAGTTCTTAAGGATGAAGTTCTTACCTTACAAAATATTGGAGGTAATGCTGCATGGATGAAAATTAAAAGTGGTAAATATGCTGGTAAATGGTGTGCAGTTGAGACAAGCGGTACAAGGTATATGAATCCTAAAAATTAATAGAGAGGCAAATATGGATGCATCTAAGAAAGGAACTATAAAGCCAAAGAGACAGCGCCCTCCTGCTAGAACTCCTGAGGCACGTGAGAACCAATTAATACAAGCCGCTGTCGATTTAGCCGAAGAGCAACTTTCTAAAGGAACTGCATCAGCCCAAGTCATTACGCATTACTTAAAACTTGGTTCTACCAAAGAACGATTAGAGAAGGAAAAACTTGTTAGAGAAAATGAACTTCTCAGAGCAAAAACTGAAGCTCTTCAGTCTGCCAAAAGGATTGAAGAGCTTTATGCTAATGCTTTAGATGCTATGCGTTCTTATGGTGGATCTAAAGACGGGGATAATGTTGATGACATCGAAGATTAGATCTTATAGAGAGTTGCGAAGATTATTGACATTCGAAGAACGTTTTAAATATCTTAGTTTAAAAGGTAGTGTAGGAGAATCTACATTTGGTTTTGATCGTTATTTAAATCAAATGTTATATAAATCTAGAGAATGGCGACATGTTAGATATATAGTGATTGAAAGAGATGAGGCTTGTGACCTTGGTATACTAGGTTATGATATTGCCTCTCAAATTCTTATTCATCATATGAATCCTATTACTATTGACGATATTGAATCAGGTAATCCAGATATTTTTGAACCTGACTTTTTAATATGTACAACATATAATACTCATCGCGCGATTCATTTTGGTGATGAGTCTTTACTTCCAAAACCGCCTATTGTTCGTCGTCCTCATGACACGACTCTTTGGCGCTAAATTGCTAAAGGAGTTTATATGGATAGTATTTTAAATACAATTAAAATAGCACTAGGCGTTGAAGCAGATTATAATGGTTTTGATACAAATATTCTTCTTGATATTAATAGTGCTTTATCAAATTTAAATCAACTTGGAGTTGGTCCACTAGAAGGATTTGTTATAAAAGGCGAAAATGAAACTTGGGAACAATTTTTAGAGGATTCAATTCAACTTGAGTCGATTAAGAGCTATATCCTTCATAAAGTTCGCTTATCTTTTGATCCTCCTAGTAATTCATTTTTAATAACAGCTATTGAAAAGCAAATTCAAGAATTGGAATGGCGTCTCATGATACAAGTTGATCCTCCATATAATTTATTTTCTGAGGAAGTATTATTAGATAAACTAATTTTTAATAATATTTTGGAGGATATATAATATGCCATATCCAAATGAACATGCTGCAAGAATTAGAGAACCTAGTCGTTTTGATCCTGAATCTTTTCGTAATAAGGATTTAAAAAATGGAATTAGGATTATTCTAGGTAAATTGAAAGGAGAAGATAGTATGACAGTTCAGGCCTATAGATTTTCTCTCGATCAATTTACTTTTGAAGAAGCTAAAAAATGGTTAGAAGATAATAAGGTTTTATTTATGAAGTTTGAACCGGCTAGTGAGGAATCTATATTTCATACTGGTGTTATTGGTATGAAATGGGGTGTACGCAATAGCGTTAGTCGTGCAGGTGGTGCAGTAAAAGCTCATATTAAAACTGCAACAACTCCAAGTTCAGATCATCTTGAATATAAAAGTCTTCGAAAAAAAAGAATGAAAAATTTAACAGATGAGGAGGTAAGAACTGTTGTAAAAAGAATGAAACTTGTATCTAGTTATAAAAAGGCTGGAGAATATCAAACAAAGCAAACAAAAGCAATGTCTAATGCAGAATTAGAAAGAGGTATTAATAGACAACGTCTTCGTAAAGCAATTGTTAGAAATCCTAGAAGTATGAAATTTAAGGAATTTTTAAAAAGTTATAAAATGTCTAATGAAGAAGCAAAAAGGTTGATAAAACGTATAAATTTAGAAAATAGTTATAAAGATCTTAAAATTGATGAATTTGAACCAACTAGGAAGTTAATTAATACTTTTATTGATATTGGAATGAAAGGTTAATATGGAAAAAAATGAATTAACTCATGTAGGTGTTATAGGTATGAAATGGGGTTCTCGACGTGCTACTAGACAAGCTGGTGCTTTAAGAAATAGAGCATCTTTTTTTCGTAAAGTTGGATTAAAGTCGGCAGCAAAAACATTAGATAGAAACGCTAAAGGTAAAGAAGCAGATGCAGCAAGATTAAAAAATGATGCTGTTGCAGCTAAAAAAGCTAGTATGAAAAGATGGGAAGCAAAAGCTCGTGGAAATAAGAAAAAGACTGAAGATCTTATAAAAGATCTCGTTGAAGAAGGAAGAGCACACGCTGAACGTAGAGGAAAAAAATTTGATGCTAAAAAAGAAAAGGCGTTTTGGGATGCTATGTTTAGAGAAGAGCTTAATATTAATAGAAGAAGACGTAATAAGGAAATGACAAACAAAGTTGTAAGTGCTATTGAAGATGTAATTGCTTGGTCAGTAGGATAAAAAAATGTCCTTATCAAATACAGCAATTCCTATTTATTACGGTGACTTTCGTAATAAAGTAATACAAGGAGAAATTCCAGTTTGTAAAGAGATCTCACTTGAGATGAATAGGATAGATCATCTTATTGAAAATCCTGGGGTTTTCTATGATGATGATGCTGTAGAAGGTTTTGTTCGCTTTTGCGAATCTGAACTCACCCTAACTGATGGTAGTGATTTGACTTTACTTGATACGTTTAAACTATGGGCAGAACAAATTTTTGGATGGTATTATTTTGTTGAACGAAGTGTTTATGTACCAACAGCTAATAATCGTGGTGGAACCTATATACGTAGACGAATTAAAAAGCGTCTTGTTAATAAACAATATTTAATTGTTGCTCGTGGCGCAGCTAAGTCTATGTATGCTTCGTGTATACACAATTTTTTCTTAAATGTTGATACATCAACTACACATCAAATTACTACAGCTCCAACAATGAAGCAAGCAGAAGAAGTTGTGTCTCCAATACGAACCTCAATTACTAGGGCACGAGGTCCACTCTTTCAATTTCTAACAGAAGGATCATTACAAAATACTACAGGCTCACGCGCGAATCGCCAAAAATTAGCCTCGACAAAGAAAGGGATTGAAAACTTTCTTACTGGTTCCTTATTAGAAATACGTCCTATGTCAATCGATAAGCTTCAAGGATTACGTCCTATGATTGCTACTATTGATGAATGGTTATCTGGTGATATTCGTGAGGATGTTGTTGGCGCTATTGAACAGGGTGCTTCTAAACTTGACAATTATTTGATTGTTGCAATGAGTTCAGAAGGAACTATTCGTAATAGTAGTGGGGATACGATAAAGATGGAATTAATGGACATACTTAAGGGCGAATATATTAATCCTCATGTTTCTATTTGGTATTATAAACTTGATGATATTCAAGAAGTAAATAATCCTAGAATGTGGTTAAAAGCTAATCCTAATCTTGGAAGAACTGTTACATATGAAACATATCAATTAGATGTTGAAAGGGCTGAAAAAGTACCTTCTACAAGAAATGATATTTTAGCGAAAAGATTCGGTATCCCCATGGAAGGTTATACATATTTCTTTACTTATGAAGAGACACTACCTCATAGGCATAGAGATTTTTGGTCATTGCCATGTGCACTAGGATTTGATCTTTCGCAAGGTGACGATTTTTGTGCTTTCCTATTCTTATTTCCATTAGCAAATGGATCTTTTGGAATTAAGACTCGTTGTTATATTACTTCATTAACTTTAAAGAAATTACCAGGTGCTATGAGAATAAAATATGAGCAATTTATTGAAGAAACAAGTCTTCAAGTTCTCGAATGCACTGTTCTAGATATGATGGAGGTATATGAGGATTTAGATAATTTTATAATCGACTCAAGTTATGATGTTCGTTGTGTAGGATTTGATCCCTATAATGCAAAAGAGTTCATCGAAAGATGGGAAAGAGAGAATGGTTCTTATGGTATAGAAAAAGTTATTCAGGGAGCAAAGACAGAATCTGTTCCACTTGGCGAATTGAAGACCCTTTCTGAAGAACGAATGCTTATTTTTGATCAAGAACTTATGACTTTTGCAATGGGAAATGCTATTACATTAGAAGATACTAATGGTAATAGAAAACTTTTAAAGAAACGGTATGAGCAAAAAATTGATCCCGTTTCAGCATTAATGGATGCTTATATAGCTTATAAAGCAAATAAAGAAACTTTTGAATAGGAGAATAAAACAATGGAAGAAAATCGTGTAAACGATATTAATGTAATTGCAGGTGTTATTGCTAATCCAGTTGCTCAAAGTGTTGATAAAGTACTTAAAAATCGTTATAAAATTGAAGCTTTTCGAGATGGGAAACTTTTATGGGTCGAAGAAATTGATAATTTGGTAGTTGACGTTGGTTTGGAAGATTCTTTGGCCAAACATTTAAAGGGATCTGTTTATACAGCTGCCTGGTATGTTGGTGTAGTCGGAAGTTCACCTACATTCGCTGCTGGAGACACTATGGGTGGTGCCCATGCTGGTTGGACCGAAAATAGTACTTATGATGAAGCTACTCGTCCAGTATTAACTTTAGGTGCAGTAGCAAGTAAGAGTGTTGATAACTCAGCTAGTAAGGCTGTATTCACAATCTCAGGTACTATAACTCTTGGTGGTGCATTTATTGTTACCACTAACAACAAAGGCGGCACAACTGGTATTCTATACGGTGGTGGAGCATTCAGTCAAAATCGTGCCTTAGTTGATAATGATGTTTTGAATGTAACGATCACCTGCACAGCAGCCGCAAGTTAATCCAAGGAGGTTCTTATGGCAACTAGGATATATTTGCCATCAAGTGGTTCGGCGCCTGTTACTCCTTCCACTTGGAACTTTCCAAATCAAATAAATCCATTGACTTTTGCTGGAGTAACTGTTCCAATTGCCTCAGCACTTACAACAAGACTTCAAGCAACAGGTACTACTAGTCCTGTATTTCGAGCTATGTTGCGTTATGTAATTGGACCACTCGCCGCGCAAAGTATATCAGGAACAGTCCATGGAATAATAAAGTGTTTAGAAAGTGCTACTGGTGCGAATGCTACTCTTGCTATAGCTGTTAAGATTATTCAACCCGATGGAAGCGATAGAGCAGTTTTATTAGCTTATGTTGCGTCCGATAGTGCAAGTAGTCCATATGAGATGAGTACATCTTTGATGACTCGAAGATGGTTTAATGTTACCGAAGTTGAACCTATAACACTTACTACTCAATCAGCTACAGCAGGAGATTATTTAGTTATTGAACTTGGATTCAGATCAGCAACCACAGTTACAAGAAATATTAGTTTAAGATATGGAGATAATGCGGCAAGTGATTTTGCCGATACTGATGGTTTAACTACTGATTTAAGACCCTGGATAGAATTTTCTCAAACTTTAACGTGGCCTAGTCAAAATATTAATGAAACTGTTACTCTTGCAAAATTTGATGGAGTAACTCCTACAAATAATTTTTTAATATATGAAATTGCAACCCTTGCAAAATTTATTGGAATAGCATCAAGTAATAATCTTTTACAACTAGATGCTGTCTCATTATCTAGATCAGTAGGAATTGATACTCTTACTCAAACAAATGAGAAAGATGGATTAATTCAAACTAAATTTATTGAAGTTGAGATAATGGAAAATTGGGTAGTAGAGGAAACACTTTATGATCCTTAAAGGAGTAATTTAAAATGGCTGATAATTTAACAATCACTCCAGGTACTGGAGCTTCTATAGCAACTGATGATGTAAGTAATGTACATTTTCAACGTATTAAACTAGTGGATGGCACGCTGGATAGCACGGCGGCGATCCCGGGCGATGCCACGGATGGTCTGCGGGTGAACACACGCGGGGGTGGGCTGAGTATATCCCAGACACCTACCATCACGGCGGGGGCATATAGCGCCAAGGATTGCGTGGGTGGGCTGCTGACTTTCGCCAACGCAGCAAGAAAATCAGGGGGAAAGGGAATTATTAATACTGTGACCATCATTGATAACGATGACGAGGGGGCGGGACTGGAGTTGTGGTTGTTTAATGCTGATCCTACTGTGCAAGCTGACAATGCTCCAATGGATTTTAGCGATGCTAACATGTTGAAGTGTGTGGGAGTGATTTCAATTTCCAGTGCCAACTATTACAGTTTGGCTGATAATGGAGCTACCTGTTTGCGTGGAGTGGGATTACAGTTTCAGTGTGCTGTCACAAGCTTATTTGGGCAACTTAAATGCATTGGAACGCCGACTTATACTGGTACGAATGATCTGACTATTATCCTTGGAGTGGAATATCTAGATTGAGAGGTAATAATGTCTCGTATAAAACGCTATATGGTACAGACGCCTGCTGAACCTCAAGAAAGACTGGCGATGTGGGTTTGGGCGTCCAATTTGAAAACGAAGGTAAATTGTGATGCCATGATTGCATTTGCAACAGGAAGATTTACTGACCTGTTTATATTTGCTATTGACGACTCTGTTTCGCCCAAGACATGGTTAGGAACAGGCACTATCGGGGCTTCCAATGCCACAGTAATTGACGGAAAAACGCCGTGGGCTTACGTTTATGACGCTGCTCATGCGGTAGGAATAAAAGTTCATGCTTGGATATGGATGGGTACTTTTGCATATATTGGTGGCACGACAGGTTTAGATACAAGTATCCCGAACAATGCCACTTATAATGATGGAGGTTATTGGAATTATCACGATGGTACTGCGAGAGATACCTGGGAAGCAATGATTGCGGATTTTGTGACTAATAATAATGTGGATGGTATAAATTTTAATAATGAGAATACAACTAGCAATATTACTATTTCTGATATGACGGAATTCATGACGGAATTAAATGTGCTAATACCTAGGGTATTGGAGTTAACTTATTGTGTGGGAGGTA